AGCGGCTGTTGCAACACCTACCGTTGCCATAATATTATTTTGTGTAATTGTATAAGGTGAAAATACAGATAGACCTTCGTGAGCTGTTGCTGCACAATGAAATAATACATCAATGCCTTTTGTAATTTTAAGCATTGATTTAAAATCTGCACAATCTAATTTATAAAAATTATTTAAGAAAGGAATGTTTTCTTTATCACCCCCTAATAAATTATCTACACCAATGACTTCGTATTTTCTATTTAGAAGTTCTTTACAAATATGGGAGCCTAAGAATCCTGCAGCACCTGTGACTAAAATTGTTTTAGCCATTCTTATTTCTTTTAATTTTTCTTTTTAATTCTTGTCTCCAGATCCAATAATCTAACCAAGATGAGAATTTTTTTATTAAGTTAAATATCATTTTTTTAATTTCTTTTTTAATTGTTTAATTTGTTTTTGCAATTTAAAAATAACATTATCTAAATCGTTTGGACCTTTGTCTTTAAAGTTCATTATTCGATTATTTTCTTTTCTCTTTTAATATGTCCTAGAACAGTTCCTTTATGAGAACCTTCTTTAATAGTATAGCCAGAAGTTCCATTGCCATTGATCTCAACTTCTTTTCTACTTTTCATTAATATATTATTTTTGTTTTCTATATTTTTATTAGAAAAGTTTTTGACTATTAGATCTTTTAATCTATCTATCATATTAGAATTTTTTCTCTATTTTTAATAATGTTATATTATCTATATAGGGAGTATTTACATTATTGCACGAAGAAAGCAATAACAGAATAACTAGGTACTTCATTGTTATTTACTAACAATTCCATTTCCTAAGTGATTTATTAATCCTTGAATTAGGGTCTTTTGCTGTTTTGGCTGATGTTAATCTTTTTTTCATACCCGACATTCTGGCACAAAAGGACTTTCTTCTATTTGCTGATTTTGATCCTGGTTTTAATTTAGAAGGCTTAGTAGTAACTGCCATTGATAGTTTAGAACCTGGATTAGCTCTTCTATAAGATGCTATTCCTTTTTTATTTAAACCACCCGATTCAGATTTACCTTCTTTGCGTTGCCAAGCTGGGGTCATACCACCAGAGGCTAACATAGCTCTACCTTGTCCTCTTAAAGCTATATCACCCATTTTCTTGATCTTTAGGTTGTGGTTTGTTTGCCATTGTTCTAGCAACTGATTCTGCACTTCTACCCACGACATACCCTCCAAGACCTATTTGTAATAAGGTCCATACATCTCCTGGAAGAGTTATAGTTATAGAAGCTTTAAAGAAAAATAAGATTACTGGTCCTAATACATAGTTCCATATTAATATAAATATTAATACGTACATTAGTAATGGTCTCCAACTAGATGCAAACCATCCAGCTTTAGCTTCTGCTTCAATAATTTTTGCTGCTGCTGTTAGTTCTTGTGTGTGAGATTGCATCAATTGTGTTTGCAATTGTGCTTTTAATTTTTCTTGTAAATCTTTATCTGGTACTGATTTCTCAATAGTACTAAATAATATTTTAGCTAATGGTGCAACTGCTCCTAACATTTGTAACATATTATAACTTTTTTAAGTTTTTATCTACTGGTGGAATTTGAGGCATAGGTCCTCTTAAAGGAGGTGGCCCAAATCTTTTACCAAGCACGGGTTCTTTTTCTTTTTTAATCATTGCTTACTTTGTTTTTCTCTAGTTAACTGAATTTTTTCTTTAGCAATATTTAATCTATCATTGGCTTGTTTATCTTTAATTTCAAGTTCTTGTTGAGTCATTAAAGTATCTACTTTAAACTGAGAAGCATTTAAAGCATTGTCTGTAGCAATGTTATTTTGTTTAATTTGTAAGTCCATCGCTCTAAGATCTAACTCTCTTTGTTTAAGAGCAACTAATGGATCTACTTTCTGTTCTCCAGCTGCTTCTTCTTGTTGTAATTGTGAAGTAAGCTCAACAGTTCTTTGTGCAATTAATCCGTTCATTTTAACTGTAAACATTTCTGGATTTGTTTTTGCTAACATTTTTTCTGCTGGACTTGCTGCTAATGCTTCTACAACTTCTTGAGAAGACTTTTGTGAAATGTGTTCTGATATATGTCCTTGTAGTAATGCGTACACTGCAGGATTAATTTGTACCATTCTTGTTTTTATAAACAATGAGTGTGCTGCTATATGTGCGTCATGATCTTGTACAGGAAATGCTTTAGGGATTTTCATTTGTAATGCTTCCATGTTTTCCATGGCTGGATCTTTTGGAAATTTAGGTTCTTCTGGTTTTAATAATTCATCTATCTTCTGAGTACCTAATGCACTATAAACTCTTCTATAAGCTTCTCTAATATCATGTATCTCTGGTGCTGACATTGCAATCTTTAATGTTTCATTAGCAAGAGTTACTCTTTGTGCTAATGAAGATATGTTTGGATCAGCAACTGGAATAACATCTACTCTGTCATCAAAGTCTGTAAGTTTTACAAAACGATCTCCACCATGTACTGCGTATGGATATACAGGGGGTAAGTATGTTGCAAATACTTTACTTAATAATCTAAACTCTGTTCTCATAGAGTAATAACATCGTTTATGAATAGCCGACATTACTCTTGAGCCTCTTTCTAATAATGCAATTGTAGTTCCAACAGCAGCTTGTTGATTACCATCACCAACTTGTAAATCAGCTATTGCTGCAAATCTTTGTCCAGCTTCAACACAGTAACCCATTAATTGATAAAGAACTGTACTTGGTTCTTTGAATGGAAGTAATTGGAATTGATCTTTAATATTTCCTCCTGGTGCATCTACATCTCTAAACTCACCTGGTTGGAAGGGTTGATCATCATCTCTAATTCTTAAACCTCTTGCTTTAAATCCAGCGGGTAAGTTTGCTAATGTACCTGCATCTAATAATTGTCTTAGTGATTGAGTAGCAGATCTAGATAATCCACCAATCATATGTATTAAACCAAAACCATAGAATCCTAAACCTGGTAAAAACTTAAAGTGTACAAAGTAATCTTTTCTAATTTTTAATTCGTCTTTCTCATCCCAGTTTCTATAAATAGATAAAATCTTTTGTGAACCTTCATCAACAGTTACAATGTATGGAATCTTAACATTTTTATCTTTATCATTAGATGTTTTTTCAAATTCACTTAAATCTAAATCAACATGCATTTCTAAAATATTAAATTGAAAATCTATATTATTACCTGAAGAACTAGTTCCTTCTAATTCGTCATACTTCTTTTGAATGTCACTCTCATTAGGATTTGTTTCTTGTAATTCTATATCTCTATAAAAACCAGCTTCTTGTTTTTTAAGAATATCATTTTCAGACATCTTAACTATATGTGTAATTCTTTCACATTCTTTTAAATCAGTTGCATAGTATGGAACTATTAAATCTTCTGCTGGTATAAACTTAGATACCGCACGCCCCATGATCTCATCATAATAAATCTTTTTAAATGCAGATCCTGCTAGTGGTAAATAAAATAATAACTGATCAAACTCTGGAGTATATTCTTCCATTTTATCCATTAACATGTAGTTCATAAAATCTTCTACACGTTGTGCTTGATTCTCAACTTCTTGTGTATCTTCTCCAATAACTTGACTTCTTACTGGTCCTGATGATGGTAATAATTCTTTATAAGCTTGTGCTTGAAATTGTGTAACTGCTTCAGCAAGTAATGGGTGTGTTACTCCTGATGCTCCTTGGAAAGGTCTTGTTTGATCTCTGTATCTAAATCCTAATAGATCTAAACCGCTAACATAACCTTGTTCCCAATCTTGTCTAGATTCTTTATCTCTTTTGTAATCGTTTATTAATGTATAGGCAATCTTACCCAACATTCTATCATCCATATCTTCTGCAAGGTTACGATAGAAATCTTCTTTAGGGTCTTCTTCAACTGGAATCTCTTGTCCTTCAATTTGAATATCTACTGGTTCTGCTGGAACAGACATATCTGTTTGCACAGTAGATGGATCTATTTCTCCTGTTGGAATGTTATCTTCTATTGCCATAGTTTAATATAATTTAGTAGCCTTACTTTTTGCTAGCTTATTACCTCTAGCTACCACAGATCCGCCTTTTTGCAAAGCAAAAAATCTTGGTGAAGATTCTCCTTTTGCAGATGAATCTGAAAACTTTGTAGTTCTAGGTTCATTAATACTTACTTGTCTAGGTGAAGAATTTAAATTAGTATTAGTAGCTACATTACCTTTAAATTGATTAAGCAGTTTTCTAACTAAAGAATTCATTCTAAGCATAATATACCCTAATACATCTTAGTGACTTTTTTTCTATCCTTCATTACTTTGCCACAACCTTTGGCAATCCCACCGCCCTTATAATGTTCAACTGGATTATATTCTCTAGTAGAATCTTCTGGACGTAACTTATTTAAATATTCAAATACAGTTTCATCATCAGTGACTTGTTTATATTTTTTATTCATAGCCTCTTCTGATTTTTTAAATTGAGCTTGTCTTGCTCGTTCTGCTTTGTAATATTTATCACCAGCCATAATTAAAATATGCCTTTGAACTTAGTTCCTCTAATCGCTGCACCTTGTCCACGGACCATGCCGCCTTTGCTTTTCATTTCTA